ATTGGAAGTGTTACGCCATTCAGTAGGAACATGCCACGCGGGCGGTTTGCTCTTAGTTTAACAGGGACACACCAACCAGCTTATGACTGACGACGAAATCCGCAGCATCATGTATAACCACGTTAGTGAATTTACCAGCGGCATCTTATTTACCGATCAGGGCATCCTTGATTTTGCCCATGAATTACTTGGCACGGTCCCACCAGAACCGGAAGATGAAGACCCACGCGCCAGCTACAAGCACCTGATCGACGCTATCCTTGCAAGTTAGTAGACGTGTCCACTACTCACCTAGCGCGGGAGTAGTTGAAGGGTGACTCGGCCCAGGCACAGTAAATGTAGGTGTCACTGGAATAATTTAGGTCACCTCCATCGGTCATTCGCAGCTTGAAGCCGTTTGACAAGAAATCAATGGGGCGCTCATCAACCTCAGCGTCAGACGTGTTGGGCTTGAGCCAATAAGCCCCGGAACCATCGTTGAATGTGTCGCGGGCAGAATCCATTAAACGCCAGCTTGTGCTGCTTGAGGTGATGTTCTTGATTAGCAGAAGCTTGGGTTTAAAGCCTAAATAGACGAATGGAAGCCCTGAACTTGCTTGGTAGCTGCCCATCGCAGAGTACCCGACTACTGGGGCGAAACAGTAAGCGACCAGGTTGCCATTGTTGTTGCCGCCAGCAAGATTCTGCAGTCCAAATACTGTTGATGTGACACCACTACCCCAGTAAGAAGACGACGTAATTGCTGCGTCGGTAGTATTTAGACCGAGAAACTGATCTTTACCTAGACTGGCGTGATAGACAACCCACTGCACAGTTGTAGTGCGCGACTTACACAGGATAAGAGATGGTGCAACTCCCAAACCATGACCCACGGTTGCGGTAGATCCCGTCCCGGTATACGTAACAACAGAGAACCCCGCGCTTGCATTAGCCCGCACCTGACTAGTGATGCTGGGTACTCCGGCAGAGTAAGCATTAGCGTTGATTGTGGTTGTTGAGGTGCCTGCATCCCAGCACCAGCTAACGTATGTCTCGCCTGATGTGTTGTATTGGCTGGAAGCGGAATTGTCTAAGTTAAACCCATTTGCAGTAAACGCTGTAATTGAGCCACTACCATAAAAATTGTCTGATGCAGTCGTATCTGTATAAAGATCTACATTTGAGCCGCGAATTGCGTCGCTAAGCCTGTGAGACCTTCCCACATTGCGACATTTTGACCACACCATATCAGGATTAAATGCCAGGCTAGTTATTGATTGAGTGCTGTTATTCCCTGTATAAAGTACAACATCCATCACCGTATTAGACTTCGTGACTAATGGGGCTGGCAGATTCTGTGTGCAGAGTGCCTTGAAGCCTGATGGTGCGGTGTAGGCAAATGCGCGTTGGCCGAAGTTGAATACACCGCTAAACGTACTTGCCCCATTACTATCTTTATGCGTAGAAGGAAAGTAGACGCCAGCGGTGATGCTTGTGAAAGCTGCGTTTGTCCCACTAGACGGATTGCCGCTTGCCTGCCAAGTTCCGTTTTTACTGAACCACAATTTACCTGCGTCTAAATCAAACGCAACTCCGATAACATCGTTTGCGACCCATGAGTTACCGTAAGAGCTGGCCGAATTGTTGTTATATTTATTTCCATCGGAAGCATAATATCCGTAAGAAAAAGCGCTGTATCCAGGGTATCTATCTGTAGCTGGTACGGCTGTAATGCCAATCAAAGGATTGGATGTAATACTGGTTGGTGTAAACTCAAAATACCATTTACCAGAACTAACACCTATCGAACCGACCGCTGGGCCTATAGAGGCGTGACCAGTGGTTGATATGGTTAGGTCAAGGTTTCCATTGGTGTACGTATGAGCGGCATTAAGCGGATTTAACGTTGCATAATTCCCCCTCACCTCGCCGCCCACGCCGGTGTCGGTCCCGTAATTAGTGGGGGAGTCTACGAGGCTGTCGTTGCCAGCAGCTGATATGTTTACCAACTGCACTCCATCTACTCTTACTTGAAATAATATTCCTCGCTGTGCTCCGTCAGATTGCACACCAACGCTTGTTAGTGTACCGCTACCACTTAATACTGTTCTCCATTGAGCAGAGCTAAAATTATTCCCCCCAGGGGGACTGGATACTGCAACCCCGTTTGCATATATTGGGGCCGAAGAATTAGTGGAGCAACATAACAACTCCACCGAAGATGAATACGACTTAGAGATAGCAAGCGTACCAGTGGCAAGAGTATTATCTAGCGAATAAACACCAGCAGAATTATTTGCATCAAAAATCTGCGCCCATGTCATTCCATAAAGATTAGTGTTGCTAGCCGGAGTGTATGTTGTGGTGGTTGTACTAACACTAAAGTTATTCGGGGTCCAGTTATTCGCCGGGGAGTTCCCACTAGTGTCCTTCCCTAAAGTGCTGGCGGTGTTGCTGGAATTGTCGGCGAATTGTAGATAAAAACCATTTGTGCCATAACTGCCGCCGCTAAATGCCTTAGGTATCCACTGCCCAGTGGTTGCATCAGTCTCCGCAAATGATGCCGGGGTGAGTGCTTGACCGTCGATGAAGTGGATGTTGGCGAGGTAGCCGTTGAAGCCATAAGAAGTAGTACTGGGCGATCCGCCATAAACGCCGTAGTAATGCGTAGTGGCGCTATTCCAATTTAGATCTGCGTTTTGGGATGGCGCATTATACGTTGAAAATGTTTGGAGCGTGTTGTTTACCCACAGTTTTACGCGTTCTGTGCTGGTAGCTTGCGTCGTGTCTACGGCAACGACAATGTGATACCAAGCAGACGCATCTCTAAACAGCGCATTGGTTTGGAAAATATTTGTAGTAGTTGAACTGGTAACGTTAAACATTGTCAAATAGTCGCCGGTGCCTCCAGCGCCGATGGACGAGTCAAAGTTGATAGCGGTTCGGTTATTAGCATCCGTAAAACTATTGAACAGACTCTGGAAAGTCGTTAGACCACTTTTTTTTATCCACCACGAAAGAGTAAACGTCCGTCTATTGCCCGCAGTGCCGACGACTCTAGACAAGTAACCACTGTCACTAGCATTGAAGCGGAGGGATCTACTCACCTGGAGTCCGCCAGCAGCGGCAGCAGATGCCAGCAGTAAAGGATTAACAGAACCTGGAACAATCATGAGACGGTGTTGGTAAGCAGTTGGGCGGTAATGCGGCTAGAAGATTCAACGTAATAAGCAATCACGTTTACGCTGCTAAGCGTGGTACTCACGCTGGGCGCACCACCTTGGAACTTCCAGTTACCTCCATAGGCAACGGTGGCAGCAGTGCCGCTGTTTTGAGTGATTGTCACAACACCAGACTGGCCAGCAGTTTGATTGCTTGGATTAGCAAGCGTTACCGCCCCACCTGCGGGCAAGCTGAGGCTGAAATTATTGGCAGTTGCCAGATCTAATGTCGTCGTACCGGCAGATACAGCGCCCAATGCTGATACCGTCCCACGCTGAGCAACGGTGAATGACTGAACGGCATTGGTTGCCGCAATGTTTGTGATGGCGCCCGCATTGCCGTTGACGCTTAAGACGCCGGTATTTGCAATTGCAGTGCCGGTTACGCTGATGCCACTGCCAGCGGTGGCGACTGTAATGTTTGCGGTGCCATCAAAACTAACGCCTTGAATGGTGCGAGCTGTAGCCAATGCCGTGGCGCTGCTAGCAGTACCAGTCAGAGCAGCGGTGATCGTGCCAGCGCTAAAATTACCCGATGAATCACGGGCTACAATTGCGCTTGCCGTATTTGCGCTTGCGGCAGTAGTGGCGCTATTGCTGACCTTGCCAGCAGTAGCAATGGTGGCCAGTTTGGTGTCTACAATCCCAGCGCTGGCATTGATGTCGGCATTGACGATCGAGGCATTGCCGCTAACGATTACATTACCCGACTGATCAGGGAATACGATGGCGCGGTCAGCCGTTGGATCAATCGCCGACAGATAAGTTTCGTATGCGTTGGCGGTGCTGCCCTCAAACCCAAATGTGCCAGCAGTGCCGATCAGCAACTCACCAGTTACAACACCACCAGTCTTGGCGATCTTTTCATCGTCTAGTTCTTGCAGCGCTGTTTGAACGTTGGTAGCAGCAAGGTTGCCATAAGGTGTAAAGGAGATATTTGTGGCGGTTTGACCTGCAATAGCATTTGAAACGTCAACCAGATCCCAGGTTGCGCCGTTACAAATGATCATGTCCGGCGGCGCAAGCGCTACCACCGGCGCAGGCGAGACGCCGTTACCTGATTCGGATACAACAACGTAATACTGATTTAGTGTTGCCGAACCAGCAGGCAACGCACTGCCGACAGTAAGACCGCCTGCAGTGCCTGCAGTTGTTACTGATGCAACTCTGTTGGTTGATGCATTATACGTGCCAGCATAAACAAGGTTCCCACTAATAACTGTCAATGGTTGCCAGGTATTGCCGTCGTAAATGTAATAATCTTGGTTGGTGCTATCGTAGAATCCCTGACCTGTAAAGTCTGGCGTCGGGAATGTAACCACACCGGAAGTACTACCAGCGCCACCAAATTGGATGGTTGAGTAGTTGGCTAATTTGGGTCCGGTAATTGAGTTAGTACCCAGCAGGCTGACGCTTAACGTCCCAGTCGTCAGCTTGCTTACATCTAAGTTTGGAATATCTGCCGCAGTCAAACTAGCGCCTGCGGTGACAATGCCCTTGGTGGTTACTGTGACTTTTGGATAGGCGCCAGCGGTAAGGCCTGCCTGTGTTGCCAGCGAAATGGTGCCGGTGCTAACGGCAAAATCACTGCCGACGATCACGCCGCCTAGGGCGCTAGAGGTGGCAGCCGTAACCGATAGTGCACCAGCGCCGCTGACTGAGGTGCCAGTGCCTGGGCTAACAGCGCCTGGCACACCAGCAGATGCCAGCGGTAGATCAGCTGATACCAGCGCCACTGCGCCAGTGATGTGGCCCTGTGCGTCGCGGGTAATGCCGCTGGTGGTGCCAGCGGCAACTGAGTTGCTGTGGTTAAGTACGCCGCCGCCGGTAACAGATAGGCCAGTGCCAACGGATACACCACCAACAACTGACGAAGTGGCCAGTGGAATGTCAGCAGCAGCAAGCGTAGTGCCAGCGGTGACGTGGCCTCTAACGTCCACCGTCACCTTGGTGTAGGTGCCTGCTGACGCGCCGCTGGTTGCGTGTTCTAGCGAACCAGTGCTGCCATTGCGAACAATTGGGCTAGTAGGCGCAACCAACCCTAGGTTGCCGCTGGATACCGCTAGGCCGCCGGTGGCTGGAATGCTGCTGGTGTTTAGCTTGGCGGCGGTTACCGTGCCATCCGTCAGGTTAGTGCCGCTGATGCCGCTGAGATTAACCTTGGCAACAGGGATCGAGGCGTCGTCGATCAGTGTGACGGCCTTTTGCGTAAAATCCTTAGCGCTAATCTTTTTGCTTTCGCTTGCGCTTAAGTCGGCAACTGCCAGCGGGTCGGTGGCGGTCAAATCAGCCGACGCTAATGCTGCTAGTTCTGTAATCCGAAGATCAGCCATTTTGTTGCTCCAGCAGCAAGGCGCCGTTACCGTCCTCAAGCTTCAGTTTAGCACCGTCCTGCTGCAGCAGGTAGGACGGTGGATCGGTGATAACTCTTAGGCGAATTTCGCCAGTGCAAATAAAATTAAAAACAGAGCTTACAATTTGCCCTGGGTCAAATGCAACGCTTGCTTGCGTAATTATGCCATCAATTTCAAACCATACTTCATCGTTGCTTCCACCTGCGCCTTGGCCCTTACCGTTGGAAATTAAAAATAACTTAGCTTGAAATTCAGCGCCAAATTGTTGGCGTAAGATTAAGGCATGCATATACGATGCAAGCTCAACATAGCCAGCTGCGCCAGGGTAAGAGGATGTTTGGCTGTAACGGTAGTCGAAGATGCACGACATTTGGCCGCTGCCGGTGATCATTGTTCCGTAATTATTGCGAAATTCATCGCCCAGTGATGACGTATCAACTGTTTCTCTATCTGTTGATATTTCGTATCGCTCAAGGTTGCCAACAACCCTTGGAATTTTATTTAATACACTAGCGGCAATTGGAATGTTTCTTGCAATTGACGATAATGCTATCAAGCCAGTGGCTTCACCTGCAACTGCATTATCAAAAGTGTTATACAAGCGAATGCTGCCTAGGTCATCAACGTTTACAAACCAATTACCATCCTTATAGCGAACGCCGCCGCTCCAACCGGCAGCGGCAACAAAATCAAGATTGGTTCCATCGGTGGTTTTAAACATTACATAATCGCCAGTCAACAAGGCGCCAACTGGAAATTCAAAACTAAATCGTGATTTAGTTGTATTTACATCAGAAGGGTTTACAATTGCCGTCAAGCCATCGGCAATGCTAGTTCTGGTTAGCTGAATTAAGCCTGCAGTGCCAAGATAAATTGCCATTACAGCGTTACCCCAGTTAGTGCTCCGGTAAATTGAAATTGGATTGTGGCTTGCATTACTTCGCCAACCGAACAACTCAATTCGCCGCTGGTTATAATCACGTTACCTTGAACATATTTACCACCCCAACCAAGTTTGATTGCAACAGCAGATTCAGAAACAGCACTGGTGCTAACAATTTTTTCTAATAACGCCTTGGGTGCATCGTCATAATAAAAAATAGTTGCACTACCGCCAAATTGCCGTAACCCAGGCGCATAAGAGCGGTCAGAATCGCTGATCGCCGTGGTTTCCAACGCATCAACACTGGACGAAAGACTCCAGTTACTGACCTTGGCAACGCTGCTGCCGTTATAGGTCAGAGTGCCATCCTTGCCGCTGTAGTAGGTCATGAGTCAAGCACCCCAACTAATTTTACCGTAACCGACATGCGGCCAGGTTTAACGCTGTCAAACTGCGGTGGCTCGGCATATTTGTACTTCATGCCAAACGGTGCAGCGCTATAGCGGTTTGATGTACTTGCACTGCTATCCCCTAGGTGGAACGTAGGATTGCCAGATTTGGCGGGCTCCGTCAAACCAAACGTATAAATGGTGCCGCGACATGCCACGTAATGATCGTAAATGGCAGCGGCAATGGCTTCGGTGGTGTTGTTGTACGCCAAATCAATCGTTTGGTTGGTGCGGCGGCTTCCGTATTGGACCGTGGTTTGTATGCCAGATTGCGAGGTAAAAGTCTTGCTGGGAAAATCGCCCATCGCCAGTGACCGACTACTCGGCACGTAACTAGGGAAATCGGGCCCCTGCGGACTCATGACTGCACCTCGATCACGAACTTATTGTCGTCCAAGTCTAGGTAAGATATGGCGCCATTGGCATTTGTGCCAACATGGCTAGCACCGATATCCAATAGACCATCTTCATCATACGCGATAGACTCGACCTTATATACACGTGGGTATTGATCGGCTGGATCATAAACAGTAAACACCGCACCTCTAAATTTAGGATCGGTTGCAATGCCGCTACTGTCGACCGTCATTGATGCCGACTCAACAGCCGCCATGCCAGATCGCCACCAGTACACTGTTGCCGTTTGACTGTCGAGGCTAGTGGTGGTCACCACCTTGCCATCGTTTAACACGTGGCCATTTTGAAATGATGCTACGTGTCTGGCAGTGCTGGAAAGCTTGAAATACGCGCCAGGCTCAAGGGAGACGGCCTCAGGCAATGTTTTGAATTGGACGGTGTGGGTCGTATTGGCCCGCACTTGAATCAGCAACTTGGCGTAGGTTTTGGCATGTTCGATATTGGTGCAGAAGCCAGTAAAGTCCACGGCTTCGGTTGGTGCGGTTTCGTTTGACGTAAGCAGACGCACCAGCACATTGCGCGTCTCGGCAAATCCGTTCTCGATTTCCTGCCTGTATGTCACCACGACCTGCGGCGCCAGTCGTTGCTCAGTTGAGTACCAATTAACCTGCAGACTATCCTCGATGATGTTGCCATCTGTGAACAACGCGCTGATCTTGGGCTGGCGGGCGTAATCAATGCCATACCCGCTGGCGGAACTAGGATCAATTGGGTAGGTAGGCGCAAGCGAAATCTTGCCGCCTTTAATCACAAAATCCAGCATGAAGTATGGCGCATGTTGATAAGCCCATTCGCGCACGTTGGTTTGACTTGAAATTACGCCATCAAAAAACCAACCATTCGCCTGACAGGCTTTTGCGGCAGCGCGGAAACCATCCCAGTCGATCATGGCCTCCGGCACCAATGCGCCAGAGCCATAGACAGTAGAGCGCAGCAGGTTACGCAAAATCTCAGGGAACAGATGGCTGGCACCTGTAACTCTTAGATCTGTTGGCGAGTTAACGCCATTGCCGCTGCTATCAACCATCAAAGGGATAACTCGTCCAGATTTAGCGTAATAACTAAAGTTACTAAAACTGCTCCAGTCCTTACCGCTGCGCAGTTGCATCCCAGCAATTGCAAGGCTGTTGTATAAAGGCGCAGTTGAATTTCTGCGTTGCTCATTTACATATACAATCTGATGCTCTGGGCTATCTTGATGGCTGCCTTCCTCTTCGCTAAATAAATACACATCAGATACAGCATCCCAAATGTTGACTGGTCTTCCAACTGCCGCTGACCCTGGAGTGCTTTCCAAGCCAGTAATCATAATTGCCGGTAAGCTTGTGCCGTTTACCGTGAACGTTTTGCGGTATCCATAATTATTGCCTTTGCTTTGGACAAATAATTTAACAATTATTGTCTCAGTTGTATTAGCCCGTATACCAACGCGGCTAACAGAACTTGACCAGCCAGGAGGTATGTCAACATAAAATTCCTCACCATTATATATTCCGCCATCAAAACCAACTGGCTGGATTGTTTCGTTTACTTGAAACTCGCTGATCCAGCCATATGTGTAGCCTGAGTATCCAGCTTGGTTCATATCAGAGTTATATATTGGATCGTCTACGGCTACGCTGTAAAGCATTATATTTATGGTTATATTACGTCCACTTGAGCTACGCAAGTTTAAATTGCCTGTCGTCCTTTGCCCTGCGCTGCTGGGAAGTTCAACACCTAACACGCCCATGTGCAGCCAACGCTGGCGCCAGCCGGTAGTAATTGACGTAACAGAAAATGAATTTATTATATTCTCATGCGCGATTCTGACTGTTAGGCCTGAACCGTCGCCGCCGCTAGTGCCATAAACCCCTGGGGCTGGCGGGTTACTTGTAATCAATGAATCAGGAGCAAAAGCAGTAACTGCATTATTGGTTGGTTCAATCGGTCCAGATACGCCGCCCCAGTACATGACTTTATTGGTGCCTGCGTAAGCATCAATTCCGGCGCCTGGATTGCCTACATAGCTAATATTTACACCACCATCCTTAGATGCAAATGACTGCAAGCTTCCGTTGCTTGCATCTAATATGTAAGCATATTGGTGAAGCCTGATAAATGCACCGCCTGATACAGGCACAAATCGCACTTCATAAATATCCGCTCCAGCATAAAAAGCTAATCGAATAAAATTATATTGGCCAACTGGATTATTGCCTTTTACGCCAAATGGCCGATCAGATATACGCTGCCATGAAGAATCTCCAGAAGATTTGCGATATTCAACATGAAAAAAGGAATAACGGAATCCATAGTCCGCATATGTACCATATGTAACATTGCCACCGCCAGCTTCGATTTGCTCTGCCGTTGCTTCAGATTGAATGCTAGAGAAATTTACAAGGCCATTAAAACGTTTGTAAACTGTCGATTTAATTCCAATCTCAACTTGGTCAACGGCTCTTGTAGTAGTGACACTACCAATGGCAAGCTTGGATATTGTTGGGTATGCCGTGCTAGAGCCTAGTATTGTTCTAAATATGCCTGGATGAACAATCTTGCCTATGCCAAGCGCCAATATTAACCCGCGTGATGTAATTTTGAAGCGATATGATTTATGAAATGTACCATCGTAGGGCGCATTAGTGCTAGTGCTTATGCAAACGCCTTGGGCCGAGCCGATTGAATATGTCTCGCCAACAGTAAAAGCATTATCAGCCTGCTCACCTATGGTTTTGCGTTTATTAAGAATATCAGCAGAACCATGCTCTGCAAAGTTGGTTTCATTTTGATCAGCATAAATTGTATATTCAATCTCGTTCGCGTCAACTTCTTGGAAATTTTCTTGGTATCCACTAAATGATGTGCTATCAATTACATTAATTCCACAAAAAGAACCATAGTAACTTTCAATCTTTTGACGTTCAAGCTGGGCCAGGGAAAATGATCTTTGACTATCGGCAGTGATGTTCTTATAGTCAAATACAACCTTTACGCGCTTAAATGGCAGCCGCCAATCCTGGCCGTTGCGTACAGGCTGATACGTACCAAATTCGGTGCTGCCAGTTGGTGTGCGGGTGCCGCTGAAGATCGCCTGCAGTCCTTGGTTGGCATATTCGGCAACAATAATATCGCTAGGTGACCGGGGCGCAAGCGTCCCACCAATCCTGGTGCTTGAGTTCAGTCGTTGCGGTACTTCGCCACTGCGGTAAAAAATGCACAATTTAGGTTCTTGGTAGTTCTTAAGCAACGTATCGCCAATGGCTAGACCTTCAAAATCAGGCTTTGCCATTTGATTGACATTAAGCGCAAACAAAGCCACCAACTCCTGGCCATCGCCTTGGCTTAGCAACTGGCTCCACAGTAGTTTGGTTTCAGCACGTACACCGCCGTACCACCTGCCGCCGATCTGTTCCCGCTTGGCAAACACCAATGGCGCTACCTCGCCCAGCCTTGCAACGTTTTGAACTGAGGTGAAGCCATCTATATTGGCAAATTTACGGTTATTGCTTATGTTTTCGCCTTCGAGGTTTTGAGGCGTTCCGGCCGGATCATCTTGCCTTGGAATCTTAGGTTTGGGTGCTAGCGCCTGTGCCGCAAAGCTTAGACCTGTACTGACAACTGTGCCAACGATCGAGACGGTAAGCGGATCACAAACTACATGCGGAATATGGTCATAGGCTGCACTGCGCTCGGGCCTAATATTTGCAATTTCACTGGTATACCAGGCATATTCCTCTGGGCTCATGCCCAGCGAATCCATTAACTGTTTTTCCCAGGGGAGTACAGCGCCACGGTATTGACGGCTGGGGACCATGCTACGCGGAGTGTCTGGGCGTTGCAATGGATCCATCCTGAATCGTAGAAGGCGGCTAACCCATAGCCAATTCTAGCCTGACTAAGCGCAATTGTCCCTGGCGATGCATACATCACCGGATTTCCCCATGAGTTTAGCTGCTCCGCAAAAACCGATACGTCTCCACGCTTAAGCCGCCTGTACCAATCGCGGGTGGGTACTGGCGTATCAATGCCTTGGAATTGCAGCACCGCACGGCATAGGTTTACGCAGTCGGTGGCGCCATGGCGAAAAGGATCAGCGCCTAACTTGTACGGTAGGCCGATTAGATCAGCCGGACCTAATAGCACCGGTTGACGGCAGCGCCCCAACCTGCTTGGCGGTGAACCGTAGGTTTGGTACGCGGGATTCAATTGCATCAAGCGGGCTGCTGAGTTCAAGCTGAGTTCCTTGCGTGTTGTAGCTCATGCCAGTGCAAAGCCAGATCTCTTGGCCTCGCGGTGGCGTAATCGGTGTGTAGCTATCGGTGAGTTGATATGTACGCACCTCGGCAACCCAATTGTTATTTACGGCGTCCCGGGTCCAAGCCAGCGTTAGTTGATTGGTGGGTAGCGTTAACTGGCTGGATATGTTGTCGCCATTTTTGGTTTTGGTTGCGCCTTGGTAAACAAAAGGCAGTAAGTTCCAGCTAATGCCATCAAAACTAACGGCATTGTCGTTAAAGAAATTTTGCCAGTAGCTTTTACCGCCATCATGTTTGGTAAACGTCAGAAAATTGCCGATTACAACGACTGACATTAGATTCCCACCTGCCTACGGAATGCGGGCGAGGTCCTCATCTTACTTGCCACCTGTTGCGCTCCAGCTTTGGCACCGGCGGTGGCGGCGCGTTTCTCGGTTGCAGCCATAGCAGCCATGAGTTGATCTTTGCTTACCCAATCTTGGCCTAGGAATTGCGTGGTTTCAAAGTTCATCGCTAATACGGTGTTGTTGTCTGCGCCAGCACCAGTAGCAGTGTCGCCGCTATTGCCGCCGGCGTCAAGCCGTGGATAACGGCCTAGTGCTCCAGCAGCGTCTAGTTTTACCGGAATCCTGCGCCCATCAGGCAATGGCACAAATGCCTCAGGCCTGCTGCCTTCGCCGTATACTGCCATCTGCGGACTATTGGCAACGCCGCCATTGGAATAGCGTTTGAGCGGCATTGGCCCCATGGGGGTCATGATGCCGCCATTGGCAAAACCAAAATTAGGGCCAGCAGTACCTACGCCAGTCACTGGATTGGTGTAACCAGATCCAAAGCCAGCAGAAGATGCGGCCGGACCAAATAAATTACCAATGCCTTGCACAATAGGTTTTAATATTAATTGTTGAGTCAAAATTCTAATCATATCTTTAATTATTGAATTTGCAAAATCTTTAAAATTTGCTTTGCCAGTTGTGGCTAATTCAACAATACTATCTGATAATCCTTTAAACGTATTAGTTGTTAATGCAGATACGTTTTGATTTAATGTTCCAATGCCGTCAGTAAAACCTTTTAAGCCATCGCGAAGGCCTTGGCCAATATCAGCAGCATTTAATTTTTCAATTTCTGCATCTATTTGTCGTATAGCATATGCTGTTCTAAGGGCTTCCTCCCTGCTTGCGTTAAGGCCATCAACTATTTCTTGAAAATCTTTATTCCCCATTCCTGCTTGCCTTGCTTTTTCTGTTTCTTGTTTTAATAATTGATCATATGTTTGCCTTACTTTTAAATCGCCCAATTCAGCGGCAAGAGCCTTGGGGTCATTTCTATATTGTTTACGCAAACCTGCTTCAGTTAATTGCTTTGCATTTACGTCAGCCTGCTCGTACAGCATTTGCTGCATTTTGGTTTTGATTTCGTCGTATTTGTCTTTTTGTTTGTCTAATTCTTTTGTTTGATCTTTTTTTAATTTAGAAATATTTTCTTCAATTCTTAATTGCGCTTGAAATTTAAAAATTTCATTTTCTTTAAGAGTAGTTTCCTCTAAATATCCACGCTGAAATGCAAGAAGTTTTTTCCTTTTTGGATCTTTTTCAAGTGCAACTTGTGCTCCCGCCTCCGAAAGCTTTACTGATCTTTCAATTTCTTTATTTGCAAGTTCATATTGCAGTTTTGCTACGCTTAAACTTTGCACTCCTGCAATATTTTTTCTTTCTTCTTCTTCGCGAATTTTTCTTTCAAGAACTGCAATATTTTTTAAATTACTTAAAATGTCATAATTACTTTTTGCTTTAAAGCTGGCCACGTTTTGCAATATTTTATATTCTTTTTCTGTCATTCCCTTGGTTTCATCCCCCTTGGGATCTTCATAATTTGATGGTTTGTCAAGTTCTTTTTTTAATTTTTCTAATTCTTTATTTTTTTCTGTAGTAGATAATTGATTGTAACGCTCCCTGAATTTAGGATCAAGAAAACCTAGAAGTCCTCTACTGCCTTGCTCTTTGGAAGCTTGTTCAAAAGCTTTTTGATTAGCTGCAATCTCAATAGCGCTTCTTTTTGATGATTCAATTGCAGCAGTCGCTAGATTTGCAAATTTTGTAATTAAATCTTGTATGCCGGCACCTACAGGTTTAAAGAATTCACCAAATGCAAGTTGCATTTTTTTCAATGCATTTTCCATTCTTGCGCCTGCTTCATCCGTTGAATTTGCCATTCTTTTGGCAGTTTCTGCGTATTGAGGCCCCAGCGCCGCAACAAATTTCATTAAATCATTAAGGCCAACAGTTCCTTGCTCAAGATCTTTTTGCAATTGCGGCAATGTTCTGCCAGTTGACTTAGCAAATAGTGCCACGGCGCCTGGGAGACGTTCTCCAAGCTGGCCGCTTAGCTCTTCTGCGCTAACCTTGCCTTTACTGAACACTTGCGACATTGCAAGCAATGCGCTTTGTGTATCGGCTGTGCTGCCGCCAGTAGCTTTAATTGCAGCAGTGACATTTCTAAATACAAGATTTGCATCTTTTATATTGCCGCCTGCGCCTTTAACGGAAGCGGAAAGTCGAGTAAATGATTGAGTAGCGTCAAGAATTGGAACATTAAAATCTTGACTTATAGATTTAATGGCCTGCTGTGCTCTTGCGTATTCACTTGATGTACCAGTAACACCTTTCAAGGCAATGTTTAGCTTGCTAACTTCTGCCGCATATTCCGCTGTACTTACAACACTTTGCCGAACCAGCGCTGCAGTTGCCCCAATGCTGGCGCCCATTTGAGCGCCAGCTGGGCCGCCAAGTGCTGCACCCACGCCAGCGCCTACAGCCGCTTCAGGGCCGCCAAATATGCCGGCTGCAGCTACAATACCCGCGGATTGCCCAAATTCTTGTCGACGCTGTTGACGCCTACCTCGCGCAGCAAGGCGCCTGTCGAAATCTGCAATTTGAGCATCAAATCCAGCCCTTTGTTCCTTTAAGTAAGCAGCTTGTTGCCTATTTTCTGCCTGAATTTCTAATTGATTATATTTTTCATTCAACTCAAGTCGTTCTACTCTTGCTCGTTGTTGCAATGAATATTGCTGATCCAACGAAGACCGCATTTGGTCAAGCGCTTGATTTGCTTGGCCGTAATTTAATTGTTGGGGACCGATCGGATTTGGATATGCATTTTCAACTTGGTTGCGCCAAAACTCGGGGTCATTGGTGCCAAAAGGCATTTGGCCATAGGCACCATAAGTGCGCCCCCTGCCCATGATTGCTTGGCCTGCATTGCCACCAGAAGCAATACCGCTGCTGGCGCTTTTGAATTGTGTTGCAGCTTGCGTTACAGAATTTAAGCGATTTTCTACGAGCTTGATATCTTGTGCAAACTGCCTGTATTCACTGCTTGCAATTGATGCTTGATCTTTAAGGCTTTTAAGTGTATTAACTGCTGAACGTAGATTATTTTCTGATGCATTTGACGCAGAACCAAGTGCTACCGCAGCATCACGTAATCTATTTAAATCTGATGCGGCGGGAGTTGCAGATCCTTGCAGGGATTTAATTGCAGACTTAAGACCCTCGACGTTTTCAACGCCACGGACTAAGGCCTCAATTCTAAATTGGGTATCAGCGCTAGCCATCGCGGTTTAATGCTCCAAGTGCTGCTGCTTCCATGACTTGGATGCCCTCCAGCATGGCTTGCGCGTCTTCTATTGAGTATAGTTCACAGAACCAGCGTAATGTCTCATATTTAAGCCCCACGTAGCCGCCCATGGTCACGTTCCATTGGGTTTGCATACGCAAAAACATCAGGACTATGTCCCAGTTCTCTTGCCACACCTCAAAATTTTCAGATACAGACGGCAGGCTTGGAGGGTTGATCCCCAGGCCTGCGGCGTCCTTTTCGGTCTCATCGACCACACTGCCGCCAGCCCAATGCTCGGCGGCTTCTGTTAGTTTTTTCGCTTGGCTCCTGTCAAACTAGCAAAAAATGCTTCGACGATTGCCGCACCCACTAATGGCACGTTAAGCAGTTGGTCAAGCGCTGCAGTGCTAAAGGGCACTTCTGCGCCTTCAATGTCAGATACACCTTTCCAGCCAATTACCACTTCTTTGGAGAAGTCTGCATCGTTGGTGGTACCTTTGCCGTCAATTACTTCTTGGATTCGCGATTGCGAAAGCCGTTTGAGTTCAACGTCAAAAGTTTGCTTTTCAAACCGGCCACCATCTACTGGAAATTCGACGGTAACCGGCCAGGAATAGCTATCCGACTGCTTAAGAACAAATGCCATTGGGGATCAGGTGTAAGCAAGGGACAGTTCGTCGTTGCCGGCGGCGGTTGGAGTCGCCACATAAGGCAGGTTTAGCATTGCAATGCCGTTTAAGTCGGCATAGGATGCGTCCGCCAAATCTGACTGAGCCATCGTCAGCGTTGCAATGTTACCAGCAGTGGTGCCATGCTGGAACGAAATGCTACCGGTGGTCGAACCGGTGGACACCGTGAAATAATTCTTGGTGGCCAACAGCACGGCCTCAATCGACATGGTGCCAGCAGGCTTGCGGTCAGTAATTAGCACTTCTTTAGTGCCGCCAATCAATTCACGATAAACAATCTCGTTGCCAAGATTGAGATCGATTGATTGAAGGGCGCCGGAATAGCTGAATGCTGAGAAACTGGTGGTGTTGCCGTTTTTAAAGATCAGCGGTGTTGCTTGGTTGGCATAAGTTGGCGTAGCAAGCGCTGTATCGGTAGGAGCGTTATAGATCCCGGTCATCGTGAAGGCGATGGTAGGGATTGCTCCGACCTGGCCGTTGAGGGTAAATGTGCCGCGGGCGCCGGTCACAATGTGACGAATGCCGTCTTGATAGAAGTAGATCGTGACCGAACTAAAGCTGGTGCTTACTGGCGCGTAGGTAACGCTAGTGGTGGCCAACACGGTCTCAGACAGCCCACAGGCCTTAAGCACGGGGCCATAGGCAGGTGCAGTACCAGCAGCGCCGGAGCCGGCAAGTTCAACCTCAAAAGTTACCTGCACACGGGTTTGTGCGAGTAACTGCTCGTAATTACCCAAATAAGGGCGGATTAGTTCACGCTGAACAATGTCAGATTGAAGCGGCGTGATTTCTAAATTACGCACTAGGATCGCATTAGCCGATCCAGTTGGTGTTGGGTCGGTGCCGTAGGTAGCTTCAGCCTTGGCTAGGATCAGCCGTTTCCGTGTTAGCAGAGCCATTGCTCAATTCCTCGGGTTGAGTGTTGGCCGGCTCTGTCCGCTCAATGAGCTTCCGCTTGCCGGTTTTGGAATCAAGAAGGTAAGAACCACCTTGGCCCCAATATTCATCCATCATGATAGCCATGATCAGCTCGCAAGATTTGCGACCGAAGTGCGGTAAAGCACTCGATAATCACACATTACCACGCCCGCTGGTTGATCTGCTTCAACGGTTTCAAATGTCACCCCAACTGGCTGAATGTCGATGGCATAGCCGCCAAGCGTAAGATCGGCCATTAGTTTGCCGTGCAGGCTTTCAATTATTGGATCAGCAATTTGATCCGGGATGTTGCCGCGCACAATTACTGCAACACGAACGGTAAGGCTCCAATCCAGCGTGGGGAGGCTTGTGTTTTGGCTGGCTTGGTCGCTGATAGGTTCAACCACGATTGCAGGGCTTTCAGCGCGAGCTATGGGCTCCACGCGGCTGCGATAGATCCTGGTGCTAACGCCGGTGGTACCGGTGAGTGCAGTACGGATCGCGGTAATAATTGTTTCGCGTTTGGTCGTCATGACGCAACCTGGACGATGGTGCAAATTACGCCAGGAATGCTTGGATGCACCGGCGAACTGGTGCTAGCAGCTTCGGTGTGAATGTAAGCAGCCACGTTGCTCGTATTCCAAATCAATTCGATAAAATCTTTGGCTTGTAATCTTGTGACAAAATTAACAGTGCCAATTACGTTGCCAGCGGTTCCGCCATGGCTAGAAATAATACTAAATTTGCTGTCGCTTGCTGGTACATCGCCAGCTGCATTATTATTGTTTTTTCTTAACCATACGTCAATGTCATAAATACTGTTGTCAGTATTGCTAAATTGAATTGAAAACGTAATGCTATAAACGCCGGTATAATCAAAAGTTATTCTGCTGTTTGACGCTATTGCAATACCGCGGCTGTTGGTATCGCTGGAGCGCAGCAGAATAGACGTTGGCGTGTTGGCGGTTGCGGTTTGAGAGGTTTCGTCCCAAAAGGATCCCCAGTAACCAGGACAACCAAAATATGGCAATTGATTCCATGGTTTAATGCCGTTCCCAATCTTTAGATTACCTGTGTCAATTTCATGGCCAGTTTCACCCATCAATAGTGTCGGGTTCAATGCCGACCACACGGAAGCCTTGTCAGCCTTGAAATTACTCATCAAGTTTTTTGCAATCCAATTTCTACAAAAGCACCATCATCAATTAACCTTGTCTCGCGCACTGTATAGGCAGTGCCAGCCACTGTAATCGAATTGCCGTAGACCAAGGTGCCAAAGCTGCTGGCTTTTGCTGTCAATGTATAATCAGTGCTCAGCACCATATCGCCGGCGATCACCTGGGCAGGCATATCTAAAATCCCCAATGCAGTAACGGCGCCAGCTGTGCAGCTGACGCCGAAATCGTTGAGGAACGTCGATAGATCCTCAGCAAAAGCCATCAGACGTACTTCTTAGAAGCAAGAGCTGTGACTGAAACTGAACCGGTACCGCTGCCACCGCTCACAGTAAACAACACGCGCACATAACGCAGCAGGTTGTCGCTGTTGAGATAAATTTTTTCGCTGAATGCGGTATTAGCAGCAGCAGCGGTAAAGCCGCCACCAGTAATATCAGCGAAATCGCCAGCGGTAGTTGTAGCGGAATGCTGCAACTTGGCGGTACGGGTGACACCCGAGCCAGCGGCGGCGGCATCAATCATGAAAGCAACGTCGCCTTCATAGTTGAGCAGGTCAACATAGGCAGGGGTGCCAGCGCCGGTGGAAGCAACCACAGCGGTGTTATGCAGGTTCAACAGATCGGTCTTAGAACCGAGATTGTGGATGGTCATTTGCTAGTCCTCCGTTTTGGGGGTGTGGGTTGGATCGTTTCAATTACTTGGGCCACAGCGTCTGCAGCCTTAATTGCTTTGCCAATGCCGATCAGGAATTTGGCATCCGCAGGGGAAGCATTAAGCACTTCCCCAATACGGATTACCTGGCCTGCCAACATTGTTTGCCGCAAGACCTCAATTTTCATGATCAGAGGGTGTTGTTGCCACGGGTGAAGGATTCAGGATGGCGAACGGCAATGTCCACATCCTGCATCGCTACAACGCGCACAGTGCCAGAGGTGCTGTGGGTGTAGGGATCCACCATAATATCCAGGCCAGAGAAGTAAGCAATGATTAGGTCAGCAAAATTGCCAAACCACAGATCGTTGCTTGCAACTTGGTTGCTTACCAGGCCACGGTAACCATTCACTTCGCCGTCCATGTAGATGAACTGAGCGGTGGCACTGGCTTTTTCGGTGGTCTTTAGAGAACCGCGCATGGCGGCGTTCATCAGATACACAGGGCTGCCCAGCAATGCGTTAGCAGTTGCGAGGTCAGATTCAAGAGCCACCACCTCGGTGAATGTCGGGGTGTTAGCGGCGAAATCTTCAGTGCCGATGCCGGTGGTCAGCTTCAGGCCGAGAGGCTCGCTGTTGGTGCCAGTGCCATAAAGGCCGGCGTAGTCAATCTTGAGCGCCAGTACGGTGGCAAGATCACGGCGAACCATTTGCTCAACGTCGATGCTGGATTGCAGCATCAGGCGGCGGCTGTAGTCGGTATAAGCAGCCACGGTCTTGGGGGTCAGGCTTACCTGATCGACAGACTGTTGACTTTCGGTAGGAGCGCCGGATTCTGCAACCCAATAAGCGGTAGCAGCGCCGTTTTGACGGGGAATTGCAACGTTGCCGGTCAGGCCGGTGAGCACGGTGGCACCAGCTTGATCAAGTGCGGATGCATTGCGTAGCAGGTCGATAAAACTGCCGGAATCCAGCATGGTTTCAATCAACGCACCACCACCGGAGCTAACACCAGCGGTCAGGTCGCGGCGCAGCACATCAGCGGGAATCGTGATGCCACGGGATTGGCGGCCCAGCTGAGCGGCAGCAGCTTCAGAAGCTTCAATTTCAAATGCAGCAGCTTCACGGGCTCCACGGTCGGTGGGATTAGCCAGGAAGTTGATAGCCCGCAGGAAAGAAAAGTTCTTGGCTTCCTTGGAAGTAAGGCCAATTTCAGGAGCGCTGACGGGCTCTTGCTTAGAGCCAATCTTTTCCAGTACAGCAGCGCGAGCTTCATCAAGGCTGCGGCCACCTTCGATGAGTTGACGGCTAAGATCGGTCATTGAATGCTTATCGCACAGGGCGGAAATAGCGGAGATGCGGCTGCGCTCAGCTTTGGCGGCTTCTTCAGCCACCACCGCCGTATTTTCGGGGGTGTTGTCCATGATTTCAACAGTGGGTTGTGGTGGTGCGGCAGAAGCCGCAGGTTGAGCATCAAGCGAACGCCCGATGCCGACGCTGGGGTCTCCAGGTATACTAACCATGCTCACTTCATGTACGCCCCATGAAGTGGCAATAAACTCGCCGGAGCCGCGTTGCTCCATGTCGTTGATCTGATAACCAAACGACACGTTACGCAATATTCCATCTTTTACATCAGTCAAAACCTCCTGAGCAAAAGGGTTTTGGCTGAATCGTACCGTTACATAACCACGTTTAAGTTGTTCGTCAATCCAGCCGCGCTCGACGACGCCGATCACTTTGGCGGGATCATGATTGAACAGCAGCGGTGCGCCATCGTTCAAGCGTTGTAGGTCAGCGGCGCCGCGTTCATGGCTTAGCACCTCAGTGCCAAAATAACGCTGCACCGGATACTCAGAACTAAACGGAAATTCAAAAGTGCGTTCGTCGTCGCTGATTTGAAAATCAACGGCCTCCGCCCGTGTCAGCTTTTCCATTGGGATCATGCGATTACCTCATCTTGAGAATCATATTCGGTGGGTGTTGGTGTTTCCACCAATGGCACCGGCTGTTGGGCGCCGGCATCATTTACCTGAGTTGGGTCTGTATCCAACACAATGCCAAGCTCGTCAAACTTGGCCAGCTCGGCCTGTCGTTGCAGCAGTAGATCTTCAAGGTCGCCACCTTGCTCTGACACAACATCAGATAACGTCTTAAACCCACAGCGGACGGCGGTCTTATAGGCTTCAACTTCCTTCTGCGGATCAACCCAGCTCCAACCGCGGGGCATCCATTGAATTTTACGGAATCGCTCTGGATTAATTTCATACCCTTGAATTGGCAGCTCACCGCTCATTACTGCCATTTCAAGCCATGCTTCATATATAGGCTGATGGAAATTTTCAATCATAAACTTCTGCAACACCCGCCAGGTATCGCGTTCTTCCAGCAAGCTCAACCTGCTGCTGCTGTAATTGGTTTGTGTAAAATCTTTAGATACAGATTCAAAACTGCAGCCAACACCAGCCGCGACAGCGCGTAACATCGAACGCATAAATGGTTCAAACTGACCATCTGGTGCATCAAGGCTTGGAACCGATACAGTCTCACCGGGCTGCAAATACTTGAACACACCAGGCTCAAAATTGCTTACTCGTTCGCCATTGTAAATCTCATCACCATGCAGTTCGCCGTCAGGGCTAGTAATAAAGCCCATCAAGCTACTGCTGGCCCGCGCACGGATAACTTCAGCTTCCTCGTAGCCAGCCAAATGATGCAACCGTTGGATGGCGCTAGAAAACCAGCTCACGCCACGGGTTTGGCCAGGGCGTTCTGTAATAAACAAATGCAGCACATCTGCTGCTGGTACCCGAATGCGGCGCATATTCTGCCGATTGGCGCCAACAAACTGATCACCAGGGTGTGACTGATAAAAGTGATAAGCAACAGGCCGTCCCCAGCGATCAACCTCGACGCCCATCCGCACCATGTTGCCGTTTACTGGCTGGGGCACTTCATCATCAATCAGATAATCGCTTTCAAGGATTTCAAGCGCAAATGGAGTCTTGCCGCCGCCAAATGGTTGACGCACCAATCGTATAAATACTTCCCCTGATTCGCAAATTGATCGAATTGCCAAGCGCTCAATATCGCTAAAGCACAACATGCCAGCAGTGTGGCAACTTTGCTTACGGCTCCATTCTTCCCACTTTTCGTGGATTTGTTCGTTCAATGTTTCGTCTAATTTGCCGCCGCGTTGCATCTTGACCTGCGGCTGCATCTTGATGCCTTGACCGATCACATTATTTTGCACTGACCGCAATGCCTGCCGCGCAAAATCATTATCACGAACCAGTTGCCGCGCACGATTGCGTAATGTTCTAAAACTAGATTTAATCTCAGAATCAACGCTGGTTGAGCTGGTAATCCAGTCAGCCGTCAGCCTTGTTACCGAAGCGCCTTGATACCCGCGTTGCCGTGGCTTAGGTGCGCCGCTCCGTAGCCAGCTATAAATTGCAGAACGAATGCCCATCAGAAGCGCACAAACAGGTTATGGGGGTTGCCCAGGCCGTTGGCCTGCAGCTGGGCGGCTTGCTCGCGCTTCACCTCAGCCTTTAGTTTACCCTCAAGCATCAACAAATCAGCCATTTCATATTTCTTCAAATTTCTGGTGCCAATCCGATATTCCTGCACCACGCCGCCGGATACGATCGTTCTAATCGCAGCCTGCACAGCTTCCAAATCCTTTTGCGCTTGCGTCCTACCGTCAAATGCGCCTGGTGTGCTGGTGTAATTAAGCGCTGGCAGCACCTCAAGCTGGCCAGCGCCAAGCGTAATCTTTTCGCTGTTATACGTTGCAATCGCCTGCCAAAACCATTGCCCTGCATCAAAGCCAGCGCTGGTTGCGGCTGAAATCGTCATTTCCCAGCCGATACCATAAGCGCTGCCAACCACCGTTGCGCCTTCGCTTGCTGTATTGGTGCGGAGGTAATAAGTCAGCGTCCACGTTGCGCTGGTAATTGCATTGCCGAATACATCAACACCCGAATCATCGCGCCATTTGACCGTATTGTCCGCTCGGATTTGGCTTGGAATGTTCACGGCATTACCAATTGTTAACGAATGCAGGGCCAGCAGCGGCGGCCTTCTTTGATCTTAGCGGAGCTGTTGGTTGTTCCAAGCGGCGTTCCAGCTGATCCCATATTGTGCGTCGATCATAGCGCTGGTACATCAAATTCAATGCCGCATACGCATAGACCAAGCAATCAAGCGCTTCATTCCGTGCCGATGGTTTCTTGACCCACTCACGAACCGGAAAACCCTTCACGAAACGTAATGCCTGCTTTTCAGCGGTCAGTTGCTCAAAATATTCACCCGTTGTATCCATGTGGAAATGCAAAAAACCAGGCCCCAGCTCGTTGTGTTTAAGCCGGCCAAACAACGTTGTCTTAATCGTGTCGCCACCCACCGGGTAAACCGTTGCACCACGTTTTAGCGATTTGCCAGAGCTATTAAGGTCGACTTTGCTGGCCTTCCCGATTGGTGGCTTGCCTCGCTGGCTGGAACCCTTGATAGCCACCACGCCCTGGCGGCCACGTTCGCGCGCATATTGATAGACCTCAGCAGTGGCATGGCCGCCGCTATCGATCGCAACCACATCAGGCCGCAGTTTCCCGCCAGCAGCATGAGGCCATTCGCGCAGCACCACTTCATCTAATTGCTTCCATACTTCTGGCCGGCATGGATCGCCATAAATTTCCTGGTGCGCCACCAACCAGCCTTCCTCATCACGGCCCCATGCCCAGACACTAAACGCCAACCGATCGCCAGCACTGCCGCCGCCGCCTTGAACGTCAACACCAACCGTCAATGCCAAAGCTTCCTCGGGTAACACCGCTGGCTCATAGTGCTCGCAGCGCTCAAGCAATCCAGCAGCATCAACCTTGCTGGCATAATCTTCCTCCCACGTTTCCGCAAGCCTTGTATTTACATAACTTTTAAGCATTGGCGCATCACCTTTAGCGCGTAAAAATTCATCAACCATATCCGACCAACTAAGCCAACCAAGTGGTGAATACAAACCCGACAATTGAAACCCAGCAGTCTTGCCATCGCTTGGCGCGGTAGCCCGCCACTCACCTTTGCGTAGCATCACCGGCTTATTGATTTCGGAAAATTGCTCACGGCAACTTTCGCATTGATATTTAGCTGTACTTGCATCATTATTTTGCCATTTTAATTGCGACCATTTCAACCATTGCATAACTCCACAGGCGGGACATGGCACATAAAAACGTCTTTGATCGCTGCGGTTATATTCGGACTCAATCCTACTAAAATCTTTTACCGTTGGTGTGCTAGTAAGTAAAATCTTGCGCCTTGCAAATGTTGTAGCGCGTTTTTCGGCCAAGCTTACTGGGTCGCCTTCGCCATCCACATCAAGCGGAAACGCGTCCACTTCATCACAAAAAATATATCGACATGGCGTAGACCTCAAGCCGGTAGCGCTATTGGCACCAGTTAGCAGCATCATGCCACCTGGAAATTCCTTTGAAAACATTGTGTTTCCACTATCTCTGCTGCGACTTGGCGCTATCTTTTCAGATAACACTGGCGTTTCAGTAATCATGCTTTCAAGCCGTTGCTTGCTAAGCCTTTTGGCCATCTCAACCGTAGGTTGCACGCACAGCATCGGCCCAGGGGCATGGGCAATCACATAGCCAAGCCAATTGCTACCGGCTTCGGTCTTACCGGTTTGAGCTGCAAACATTAACACCACCCTTTGAATAGGGCTGTTGCTGCTAAGCGCATCCATTGGTTCCTGTAAATATGGCGTTCGATTGGTGCGCCATGGACCAGGTTCGGCGCTGGCTTTGCTGCTAAGCATTCGATATTGGTCGGCCCATTGGCTGACCGTTAGGTCAGCTTCAGGTCGCAAACCATCAAGAAAAGCCAAACGATAAACATCAGACATTGGATAGCTCCACCAATGCGGCGCGATGCTCATCGCTCAACATCTTATGGATCACCACCGGGTCAGTCTCGCCTGCAAGTTGATGGCTAAGCCTATCGGCTAAATTAGCCAATGCTTCACGCACACTACGCCCAAGGTTAAAGGCATCACGCTTTACCTCTTCGGCTGATACCAACTCCTTGCGCTGCGATGCAACCTGCAACTTGGCCAATTCAGCTTGATAATGCTCCCTACGCTCACGGCTGATATTTAGATCTGGGATTGCATCGTCGGGCAGTTGATTGATTGCCTCTTTTAAATCCTTGGGCTCAATCGGGTCAGCTTCATATACTTTTGCGTTATGAGTCCTTAGCGTATTGCGATCCCATAATTCAAGTGCCAAATCCCGATCTACAAAACGCTTGCCATCCTTTTCCACGACCGCATTAGCAATGCGAGATTTAGTTGCGGCAGTAACCGCAGCCTTTGAGCATCCCTTAATTGCAGCTAATTCTGAAAAAGAGATTAACATAGGCTAAAGTTTTGCCTAATTAGCACTAACAAGCATCTTAACAGGTGGGGAGACTATGCCCACGAGTCTCATGTTGAGACACGTTTAAGACCTTTAGCATCTGACGCTAGATAAATAACGCGCGTTTGGATGACC